AGATATACCGTGATCAAACCAACCTCCACCACCAAAATTAGCTTTATTAGAATCAGTTGATGCTGCTCTAAATATTATTCTGTTTCCTGTATTAAATTCAAATACAGTTTGTGTGCCACTTGTTGAACCTGTATTAAACCAAACAGATAAACTATGCTTATTAGTATCTATAACACTACTTGGGATTGTAACAACACCTGCATTTGTAAAATACCCTGCTGCACCAAACTTACCTCCGTTAATAGAATGTGATAATGCACCATCTCCTTCGTATAATACTACTCCAAAGTGTTCACTCGGTACTAATCCTCCTGGTGCTGCTGCTGGTTTAACTAATAATCGTTTTCTAAGACTCATATTCTGGATATTCGTATAATATAACTTGCTTTTTAGTTGTTAAAGCGTTTACTTCGTTTTCTACTTGTGTAGTTTGGTTACGCAGTAATTGTCTTGCTTCTACTATTTCAGTAGGTACTGTTTCACCATTGTCTGTTTGTCTTATAATATACCAATCTGTTTTCGCTAATTCACCACCTACTATATGTTTAAAGTTTGTGATCTTTTGCTCTTTTAACTCTGCTAGTGTTTGCGACCAAGTTTTATCTATTGTATCTTTTCTAAATACTGATGAAGCACTATCAAAATATATTTCACCTAAGTCGTGTATTCTAGAATCATAATTTTCATCTATTATTACATCAAATAATCCAGCGTCACGCAGTTGGTCTGCTGTCATACTTCTAGCGTTTAAATGATACCCTGTTGACGATTTAAACTTTACTGGTACGTCTGGATATGTAGTTATTATTCCATTGTTGTTTACTGCTTTCATAATTATTTTTGTATTACTGTATAATAATATTTGTTATCTTCTAAATATAAATCTCCTAGTTCTTCTGTTTCAGGATCTATTTGTGGATCTACTATTGGAAAAAAACCTTCTTCTTCTAATACTTCTATTGGCGAACTTGCAAAACCTAATGTATATAATTTTACACCATCCCAATAAGTTGGAAGTTTACTATATACTCTTATTTCACCATTTATATTATTTGCCCACATTATGCTTCTTGACTAATTGTTGCCCATTGTTCTGTTGATCCGTTTGTACTTACTATTTGAATTAGGTTTGCTACTGTCCCATCATAAGTACCTGTTATTTCTTTTACACTTGCAGGTAAAGTTAATGTATAATTTCCACTTATTACTAAATCTACCGCCATACCTGTTGAAACATTACTAAATGTAAGTGTAGTATTTGCTGCTAATGTCTTAGTAAATACCGCTGCAGTTGACCAATCTACATCACTTGCCGAAATAGCTGCCGAAGTTGTATATTCTGCACCTAATTTAGCATAACCTACTGCATCATCTGCTATCATAGCAGTTGCTACCGAACCTGTATCACCTGTACCTACTAAAGTACCTGTATTTTCTGGTAATGTTAATACCGCACTACTTGCTACACTATGAGGTTGAGCTTTTAATGTTTGATAATGAGCGTTGCTTACTTCACAGTACATTCTCATTTCTGCTACATTACCTGTATTACTTCTTATTTGAATACTTCCATCATCGATAGTTACACCACCTGTACTACCATTACCACCTATAGTTAACGAACCTGATGTTGCAGTTAACGAACCACCTAAACTCAACGAAGTACCACCTATTGTTACAGAATCATTAGTTAATGAAAATTCAGTTCCAGTTAATGTTAACCCACTACCTGCTGTATAAGTAGTATTAGTGTCAGTTGCTGCTATTGTTATCGCTCCATCTGCATTTGTAATTGTAACATTTGAACCTGCAGTTAATAGTGCATTTTCAAAATAACTATTAGTTGCATCATATATTAATAAATTACCTGCTGCAGGAGTTGTAATATTAGCGTCTGTAAGATTGTTTAACCCTGCGTCTAAGGCAAAGGTCGTTCCAGTTAAAGAAAGTCCTGTACCAGCGCTATAAGTAGTGTCTGTGGACGCAATAGTTATGCTTCCATCTGCGTTAGTTATACTCACATTACTTCCAGCTGTTAATAAAGCGTTTTCAAAGTATGAATTACTAGCATCGTAAATTAATAAGTTTCCAGCTGCTGGACTTGTTAATGTTACATCTGTTAAAGTTGAAAGTGTATGTTCTGTTGCAGTTGCTACACCACTAGCATTACCTAACCAGAAATAATTTTGTTGTATATTAGGAATATCATTAGACCTAAGTATTGATGAAACTAATATTGAACCATCAGCAGTAGTAGATACCCTACCTACTTTACCTACATTTTGTATTAATGCTGTTCCTGTTGGTTTTGTAGTTGTTAAACCTCCTCCTGACTTTACATAAAGCGTATCATTTTCTGAAGGTGTTACGCCATCTATTGGGTCGGTAATTAAGTTTTTAAGTACACCACCTGTTACTATATGTCCTTCACCATTATTCGCTAAATCAGTTAAAAGCAAACCAGATGCAGGCATAGTAGATGCATTAGCTGCATTTGCTGGTGCTATTTCAACCACTGCTGAAGCACCAACTGAACCTGTTACATATACAGGAGTTCCTTTTGTTATTGTACTACCTGATGTGTTTTTACAAGCTACTCTTACTTGATCTGTACTTTCACTAGATAGTGTTATTGTATCTCCTGTTTCAGTTATAGTTATATTGCTACCTGCTGCTATCGTTACATCATCAGTACTAGCATCGCTACCTGTTAATCTTATTATTGCATTATCACCTGATGTTTCACTACTTAGCGTATAAGTTGTATCGGTATCTGAAGCTGCAGCAATAGTAAAGCTAGGATATGTACCTGTAATTGTTACGTTGCTACCTGCAGTTAATGATACTGTCTGATCTGGACTATCGTTAGTAATTGTAAAGTTAGGATAAGTTCCAGAAGTTGATATTCCAGTACCACCTGTTAATGAAACAGTTTGGTCTGGGCTTGTATTAGCAAGTGTTAAAGTATTATTAACGTCATCATATGTGCTGCTTATTCCAGTTCCAGCTACTACTAAATTAGCAACCCTATCGTCAACACGCTCAGAGGTGTAATAAAGATTTGTACCTTCTGATAAATCACTTGTACTTTTAGTACCAAAAGCTGTGTCAAAACGAGCAGTCGTGTAATAAAGGTTTGTTGAACCTTCGCTTACTGAATCAGTATCAAAACTAATATTCGCACTACCATCAAACGATACTCCATTTATCGTTCTAGGTGTTGATAAGGTATCTGCAGTTGATGCGGCTATCCCTAAGCTATCTACATATGTTTTAGTAATGTGTGCTTGTACTTCACTTGAGCTTGGTCCAGTATAGGAAATAACTCCTGTTGAACTATTGTAAGATAGTGAACCATCACCGCCATTGTCTACAGCACTAATTAAAGCTCTTACATTTGCATCCGAAGGTCCAGTGTAAGTAAACACACCTGTTGTATTATCATAGCTAAAACTTCCAAGTCCGCCAGTATCATTTGCAGATAAATCTGTTAAACTTATTCCTGATCCACTATTAGCTATCGTGAAATTAGGATAAGTACCACTTACTGTTATACCTGTACCTGCAGTTAAACTAACTGTTTGGTCAGGTTGTGTATTTGTTATTGTAAAACTAGGGTATGTACCGCTAGTAGATATTCCTGCTCCTGCACTTAAAGATACAGTTTGATCAGGACTAGTGTTTGCAATAGTAAGTGTACCATTTACATCATCATAGGTTTTACTAATACCTGTGCCTGCTACTACTAATGTATTTACTTGATCATCTACTTTTTCTGCAGTATAATATTCATTAGATCCCTCTGTAATATTATCGGTTGTTAAACTTATATTAGCAGTACCGTCAAAACTAACACCTGCTATTGTTCTTGCTGTTTCTAATGCAGTTGCTGTATCTGCATTCCCTGTTACATCACCTGTTAGATTTCCAGTTACATTTCCAGTTATATCACCTGTAACATTACCAGTAACATTACCTGTCAAATTCCCTGTTACGTTCCCAGTTAAAGGTCCACTAAAAGCATTTGCAGTTACAGTACCAATAGCAGTTAAATCACCGCCTGTATTCATACTTAGTCCAGTAGTGTTACCTGCTCCATCTGAAATAGATTGTAATGTTGCCGATAGTGTTCCGTTATCACCTACTTTTAACAGCGATGTATAAGTACTACTTATTGAATTTCCAGTTAATGTCGCCATTTTTGTTTAATTTATTATTTATATACTTTTTTAATTTTACTATATTTTTGTTTTTTACTTTATATCTGTTTTTCATAATACCCAACCATTAAATAAATTGTCTTTGTCTGGATATACATCCTCGTTAGAGTTCGTATTATATTCTGGAAATAAATTGTTATTAAAACTTAAATAATCAATCATTCTTCTTATATAATATTCTGCAAACTCTCTTTCTTTATTTACTAAATAATCTACTTCTGATTTAGTTATACTTTCGGCATTTTCGCTAATGTGTTTAAATACTCCTGCATTTTTTACTTGATATGCTGCAAATGGTAAATAATCCATCATAGCAAAATGTATTAAAGCAGGTTGTACATATTTATTCACTAATGTTAAATAATTACCTGTTAAAGTATCATCAGTAATTTTAGTTTCTATTGCTTCATATAGTTTAGTACCTAAGAAATTTTGTATATGTATTTCTTGTGCTAATTTGATATAAGGCAATAACTTGTCTACATCTACATTACCATCTAGTATTGTATTCTTTTTTAAATCCTGTACTTTTATAAATAATACTTGTGCCATTACTAAAATGCTTTACCTTTCGGTGTTGTAAAATCTTTTTTCTTTTTAAAACCTCTGTTCTTCATATCTCTAGGTCTTTTAGCTACTTTAGGATCGTTAGTTTCTGGTTTAAAACCTTGCTTTTTAGCTTCGTTTACACTAATTTCTGATCTAGGGTTTTTAGCATCAGGTGTAACTGTTTTAGCCATATATACTCTACGTTCCCAATAATGTCTACAAGAACCACCGCCTTTATATAACCATATATCATATGTATTAGCGCCATCAGGTCCCCAACCTGGATTAACAGATTTGCTACTCATAGCAATAATATCTTCTTTACGATATACTTTTTTAGCGGCTACCATTTTATTACAAAATTCTCTACTGCTACCATCAGATTCTAAAGGTGCATACTGATATCTTACTTTATATTTAAAACCTTCTTTATTTTCTCCGTCTTGATCACTTTTAGCATTTGACTTAGCACTACCTGTACTAGCTAATTCTAACTTTTGATTTAACTCATCATCTTTTTCATAATCTACAGGTGCTGATTCTATTAATTCCCAATTATCTAAATCTTCATCTTCACCTAAATCTAATAGTTCTTGTAAATCAGTTTTATCGCTAGATAGTTCTGCTTTATCTTCTAATTCAACACCAGTTTCTTCTTCTCTAGTTTCATCATCTACTAAATTGCCTTCTAAATCAGTAAACTCTAATGGTTGAAGTGTTTTAAAGTATAAATTAAGCGATACATTATTAAATGCTAAAATAGTATCTAAAGCATCTAATATATATTCTTGTTGTACTCTAATAACCATATTGTCGAATAATATACTAGCTTGTTTTAATTCATCAGCATTACTACCTAAACCATTATTACCTGTTCTAATACCTAATAATAAAGGTGATGATAATCTATGCCCTACTAATATTTTATTAGTTGCTTCGTCACTTAAAAATTGATACTGATTATGTGCGTCTGACAGTTGTACTGGATCTATAGTAGCTGCACTTTCTTGATTGTCATTGAATGCTAATATAAATTTACCTGCATTACTACTTCCGCTAAACTTATCGTATATTCTTTTTTCTATCAGTTCTCTAGCTTCTTCATCTGGCGTACCATTGTTGAAGTTAATTAACATACTAGGTGCCATTCCGTTCTGTATATTATTAATATGATAGTTTGCTACCTCTGCTTCTAATTCACAGTATGGTAAAGCACCTTGATATGTTACAGGTGTATAATAAAAATATCCTGCTCTATATGGTTTAATACAAAGTATTTCTATTGCATTATTACCGCTACCAAATGCTGGTATTCTAGTTAGTTTATCTCTGTTTGTGTATTTGCTCCAATCGTGAAAATAATAATACCCTTTTATATCACCTTTTTTGTCTGCTTTTTCAGCACGTAATGTTTGTACTGGAAAATGCTCTACTTTTACTATTTTGCTTCTATCTACATTATAATAAACTTGCAGCGTAGCTTGACCTAATAAATAAAAATCAGAACATATCTTTTTAAGATCTTCTTTAGTAAAAAGTGTTACCGCTTGTGCATATTCCATAGGTTTTTTATCGCTGTTAGTTGCGCTTAAACCTTTACCATATATCATTTCTGTAATACCATTAATAATTGCATTATTAGTTGGACTGCCTTGATATTGGTCTATTAAATATTGATAATAGTTATTATCTTCACCATATGATACAAAATCTTTATTCTTTTCCTCTGTTATCTTAGGTGCTGTATATGTGCTTAAATTTACTACTCTAATATTACTCATTAGTTTATTATTATATAATCATCATCAGGATAATTAGTTGTTTGTGTGTATTCTCCGCTATTAATAGTATAATAGTTATTCTCTGCTTGATTTATAGTTTGATCAGTACAAAATATTTTATCTAAATAAATAGTGTTTTCAGATGCTGTTATACTTTCCCAATTATCGCTAGCAGCTTCCCATATTACATTGTAAGTGTTCCATAGAGCGCCTACACCTTGTAATATTTTTAAATCATAAAATCTACCTTCTTTTAAACTGAATGTTGTAGATATTGATGCGTTATCGTTTGCTCTTGTTAATGTTACGCTTTCTGTTCTTGTTGTCGTATTAGTACTATTATCTCTAATAGATACAATAACTTCTGACGGATATGCTCTTGGTGCAAAAGTTAAAGTTTGTGCTGAAGTACTAGTTGTTAAAATCTTCATACATATATAATAAAAAAAAATATATTTTTTATATAATAAAAAAGGGAAGTTAAAAACTCCCCTTTAAAAACACACAAAAACAAAAAACTGTTATGAAGTTGGATTAATTTGTGTTCCACTCGCTAACGCAGTAATTACCGATCCTGTTACGAATAACGGTGGTATAACTTCTGTAGCTGTGAACGTCAGCGTAAATCCACTCAAGTCAGAATATGCTGCTCCACTTACAATAGTACCTGCTGTAACTTCAGCTCCTTGATGGAAACCTACCATTAAATAGTTAGCAGTACTATCAGTATCAGGATCTACTGACGAACCTGTTACTCTATTGTTATCTTCTACTACTACGTGAGGTCTAGCTGCTGCTAAAAGTTTAATTTCTTCTTGCGTAGCTACGTCTAGATGTGTAAATGTTAATTCTAGTGTTGTTTCATATACAGTTGTACCTGTATCTCTAGAACTTATAATATTTGTTGTTAAAGAACTAGTAGCACCTTTTAAATCGTATTCAAAAAAAGTTGGTGTTCCTGATAATGCAGTAATACTACCTGCAGAAATTGTTGCTGTACCTAAAGTACCATAATCTGCAAAATATACTCTGTTTAATCCACCTACCGATTCTTTACAAGGTAACTGTCTTCCTGTTGTTAATGCACAAGCCATAATTTATTTTATTTTAAAAAAAAAGGGCGGTAGTCTATGCCACCTACCCTTTTTATGTTATACAATTATTTTTAATTACGCTGTAGCGTATAATACAATGTCACCACCGATTGCGTGCTGAATTCCAGCAGTAAATCTCATTACAACTCTTACGTTTTGAGATCCATCTAGATCAGCCATATCAATTACTTTTACCTCGTTTTGGTCTGACATTAATCCAGTTCCAAAAAATAGGTTACTTGCTTGAGCTGCAACAGCATCGTTGTCTGAAAGTCCAGGAGCGTTTACTACCTTAATTCCATCAAACGATAATGCATTACCCATATTGTACCATTGAGTACCTTGAGCGTTAGTACCTGCTGCACCTAAACCTGATGCACCAAATCCACCTAAAGCTCTAATATAGTTTCTGTACATATTAGATGGTAAGTAGATAGTTAAATCTTCAGCACCATATACTGCAGTTGGGATAGCATCAGCTATTTTACCTAATTCTTCGATTACGTTAGCAGAAGTACTTGCAGTACCTGTTACATCGTTTACGTCACCATCAGCACCTAAAGTAGTGATGAATCCATCAAACTCACCAGCATTTGCGTTAGTACCTGTCCAAATGTTTTGTTCCATTTTTTGAGCTACTTTATCTGCTACGTGAGCAATTAAAAAGTCAGAAAACTTAGGAGGTAAGTTATCAAATGCAGAGTATCCCATTGATACTGCTTCCCAGTCTGATCTAAAGTCTTTTTTACAAAGCTCTAAGTTTACCTGAAATTCTTCTGGTTGTAGAATTCTTTCAGTTAAAGTTAAAGTTGAAGTATCTGTAAAGTCACAAGTTGCATCTTTTACGATTGCATCAGTTGCTACTTTTTTCATTACTTGTTTAAACTTAACATTAGGTACAATAGAAATGTTACCTTCTGCTAATGTTTTACCAGATAATAAAGCAGCAGAAATATACTTCCCTGCAAATTCTCCAGCATATGTAGTTGTTATTGAAGTTGTTGTTGCCATTATTTAATTAATTATTGTTAGAAATTGCTTGTAACACTCTACCATACGTAGTGTTTTGATTTGAGTTGACTGCAAACCTTGCACCTAATTTTTCTTCAACGTTTTCAGGTGAATGTTTGATTCCTTCTGCCGCAGGCTTAGAAAGTTCTTCTTGCTGCTGTGACATTTCCTCTTTTTCCTTATCGCCTGATATAGCATCGATAAGTTCTTTGATTTGCCCTTTTACTTCTTCAACAGATTCTGCTAAAGCTGTAAGCTCATCTTTAGTAGCATAGTTCATTTCTGATTTTTCTTCTTCTTGAACTGGTGCTTCTTCTAAGTTAGTATCTTCTACTGCTGCTGCAGTTTCTTCTACTACTTCTTCTGAATTTTTGATATCTTCTATCATACCTTCTGTTTTAACGATTAATATTCTATTGTCCGATAGTTCGTACTCACCGATTGGTAAGGGTACGTTCTGATCCTCTGTCTTAATAAATACTTCGCTACCTGATTCAAATTTATCAGCAGTAAGCACAGTACCATTTTCGAGAGTTATTTCTTCTAAAGAAATTTGTTCTAATTGTACATCAAGATCACTCGGTTCAACACCAAGTAAGGTCTTGACCTTTGATAATATCTCTGTAGCATTCATAATAATATAATAAATACCACTATTTTTTTTATATTTTGTATTGAAGTATTTTTAAATACGACCTATTCCCTGCGCTTGTATTGAACCATCACAGCATTTTATACTATAAGTATTATCTTTGCATAAACAAGCTCTCCTAGAGCTTCTAGGTGATGTTCTACTAGGTGTTTTATAATGTTTATCTTTTCTTGCCATTATTTACAAATACAAAATTCGCAGTTACACATATTTATCGTTTTATAGGGACACAGTTAGGTACTTTTCTACCATTTTTAATTTTAAACCCTATCATTTCATATCCTGCTTGACAAGGTTCTTTTAATTCTTGTTCTGTAGCTAAGTCTAATTCTTTTATTTTAGCTTCCGCCCAACTTTTAGCTGATTTACCTCCCCATAATAAGTAACTTATTGTACCACAAGCAGTTGTATCGCTTTCATCATAGTATTCTTCTGCTCTAGATAGATAACTATACATTCTTTTTATAGTTTCAGTACTTATTTTCTCTTTTTTAGCTAATTGTTGCGCTCTTATCTTACCTACATCAGTTGCACACTTATTATTTACCTTTTCGTTAAGTTCTATACCTCTTTTAGCGTTATTTGCAACAGAATCTGGGTAATCGTTATAACTTTCTAGTGTAACTTCTACACCATTAACAATATCTTTAATATTTGATAGTAAATATTCTGCTTCTGCTGTTTCTATAGCACTTAAATCATCTTTTCTATATGTAGACTTGTCTTGAAAGTACCCTTCTATAGAAAAACCTTTTACAGCACCTGTTTTAACAAATTCTTGCCATACTTTATCCGAATTTACCTTTACAGATCCCACCCAAGTACCTACAGGGTATTTTAAACCATAAAAAGCAGTTTTATCTTTGTTTTGATCTTCTACTATCCAGCTTTCTACTAAACTAAGACCTTTAAGTTGCATTTGGTGTTCTAGAGTTGCATTATTTTGGTTACCGTCCATTAAATATAACTCACTAGCTTTGCGAACTGTATCTTTACTAAAATATATATAATATTCCCCATCTTCGTTAACTCTAAGTATAGGTTTATTAGGTATTAGTAACGCTCCAAGTAATATTCTCTTTTCATCATCTACTTGCGCTAATTTATATTCTACATCAGCGTTAAGTGTAATAAAATCTTCTTCTATTGCTGGTTTCTCTACAATAGATATAGCTTCAATACCTGAATACTCTTGTTCTTCGTCTAAAATAAGTTCTACTATCTTCATAATTATATAATATATTTATTTATGTTTTTTTTATATTCCACTTTCACTAATTATATTTCTATCTAATTGTTGTGCTGTTGTAACTTCACCAGAAACTACATATGCTTTTGTTGGTGGTTGGTTGTTTAGTGTTTCAGCTATTTGATTTAATGGTGATTGCCCTACTACATTAAATGCTGGTGCTTGTGCTACTGGTGATGCCGCTGCTGCTGATACACCTACTGCTCCTGCTCCACCTCCAGGTACTTTTGTGCTTACTATATTTTTAACTGCGCTAAAACCTGTTGTAAGTGCTGTAGCAAATCCAATTAAACCTAAAGGGAAAAATGGTTTACTATCTAATGCCGTAGTAGCTGCTTTATATGTACTCATTATTGCTTCTGCAGTTAATGCTGCTTTAGCTGCTGCACTGTTTTCATTCAACGCACCTGCTATTGCTTTTAAACCATCTTTAGCTAGATTAAATTTCATATCAGCTAAATTTTTGTCTAATAGTTCTTCTTCTGCATTAGCTTCTGCAACTAATCGTATTTTTTCTGCTTCTGCTTCTTTAAACGCTGCTGATTCTTTATCTAATAACCTTTCTTGTTCTGCAAATACATCTAATGCTAATTGTTTTCTAGCTTCAGCTGCTTCTTGTTGTATTCTTAGTTTTTCAAACTCATTATCTGTTAAGTTTATTAACGATTGCCTTTCAGCTTCTTCTAAATCAAATGTTTGTTGTAAAAGTGTAGTTTGTAGGTCTACAGATTCTTGTATTAAAGCATTTCTATTAGTTAATTGTTCAGATTCTATACCACCTATTCTTTCAGTTACTTCTAGTAATAAGTTTTGCGCTCTAATTAATTCTTCTTGTGCTTCTATGCTATCTATATTCAAAGCAGCTTTAGCTTCTGCTGCAGCTACTTGTAATTTAGCTAATCTAAGTTCTTCTTCGGCACCTTCTTGTAATATTTGACCTAGTTTTTCATTAGCTGCTATTCTATCTTCTATACTTTGGCTTACATCATCTCTTATTTGTCTTTGTTCTTCTGCCGCCTGTAATGTAACTAATCTTTGTTTTTCTTGCTCTGCTGCTGCTATTCTAGCTGCGTTTGCCAAATCAACAGAATTTTTTACTGATTTTCCTGTTTCAGTTACGTAGTTTTTAAATGTTTCTACACCTTCTTTTATTTTACCTGTAAATTCAGATACACCTTCTTTAACTGTATCTGTAACACCTTTAAATTTTTCTACACCTTGTGCTGCTTCTACTGCAGCTCCTGCAAAATCTAATGTTAATATTTTTAATGCCGCTTTACCAAAAAACTTTAACCCTTCTAATGCTTCTGCTAATGGTTGTTTTACAGAATCTATAATAGCTTGACCAAAATCTTTAATACTTTTTATTGGTTCTTTAAAAAAGTTTATTACATTATCAAAATTATCTACAATAAGATCTATAAAATCTCTAATTACTTTTTGTACTGTTCCTGTTACTGTTGCAAATGCATCAGCTGCTTCTCTATTTGAATTAAAAGCATTAGCTAAAAATTGAAATGCTTGTAATGCTGCAGCTATTGGTATAGCTTTAAATGCAGCGCCTATACCGCTTATACCTTTTCTAACTTTGCCAGCTGTAGCTTGTAATCTTTTAAAACCTTTTTCAGTAGCTTTAGTTTGTTTTTTACTTTGTTTTTCTACATCTTTTATAGAACCTTTTATTTCAGCAAACTCTTTTTGTATTGCTTCTAAATCTTTTTTAAGATTACCAACCTCTACTTCTAACTCTATTGTTTTTTTGACTGCCATTTAAGCTCTTGTTTAAATTGGTTATACGCTTCTTTTACGCTACTAGGTAGTTTATATTTACCTTTAGCTATTTGTACATTCTCGCTTTTGCTTTTAGAGTATTTTAATAATTCGATTATGCTAGATATCATATATATATAATAATATTATTTTATTTTTTTTAACAACTTGCATAATTAGATACTACACCGCTGCTGCTTATTTGCGCTCTATAGTTATTTTCAAACTTATACCATTGATTACTACCATTAAATTTCTCTGTAGTTTTAGCTTGACCTGCCGAAACTGAATCGGTATATAATACTGTATTATTACCAAGTGTTGTACCTGCAAAATAAACAATAGTTCCTGCCGTTCCTGCACAAGCACCTAATGCAGTAGTATAACCAGTAGTTATTTTTATACCTGTTAAACCAGCTGTACTTGGGTTATTACTGTCATAGTATAAATCACCATTTGGTTGATTCCAATATAATCTTTTTAAATATCCACTACTATCCATTTGGTAAAACCTAGTGTAATTAGGGTTTTGATCTGCCCATTGTTGCGTTGATGTACTATAATACTGAAGTTTAGCAGCAAATATTTTTTGGTCTGGAAAACTTTGATAATATATTCTTAACGGATCAGATGAATGGTCTTGATCATATGTACCTAAACCATATGTAGGTGTAGTCGTTAAATTTTCATCAGTATAAACTAAACTATCACTACCAAACACACCACCTGCTTGATATAAGTAATCTGTAGTACTAAATGATTCACCAAATACTGTAGTTAAATCATAAAAGTTTGTTCCAGAAACATAATCTGCAGTTATTCTTAATCTTTTTATAGATAAGTTACAATTTTGTTCTGCACCTAGCGTTCCATTACCACCTGATATTACGTGATATTTATTTGGGTTTAATCTATAATTACCATCTGGCGCTAAACCAGATAGAGTACCACTTGTGTTTGTTGTGTACAATACCATACCTGCTTGCCAAGTTGAAGTATATGAATAATAAGTAGTTGTTGTCGATTGTACACACGCAGTAAACGCACTTGTATTGTAATGTGCATTATAACTATATACTTGTTGAGGTGTTTGTACTGTTTCGTATGCGCTAGATATTGTTGTACCTGCACTATTAGTAGCAGATCCCCAATAATAATAAGTTGTATTGCTATTTAACCCAGTAAAGTTATATGATTTTACACCTGTACTTGTAGCAGATATTGAATAAAAAGTATTACCTGATGCATTATAAGCAGTATTGTTTGTACCCATCCATATACCTGCACTTGTTATACTTGATCCATTATCCGCTGTTATATTTATGTTACCTGTAAAACTTGATGAAGTTACAGATGTTTCAGTTTGTGTTACTACACTAGGCGCTGAAGGTGCAGCATCTGTTGTAAAGGTTGTATATGTAGATGACACACCTTTTGTAGTGCTATAAGTATTTGTAGCTGTTCCCCAATAATAATAAGTAGTATTAGCTAATATACCCTCTGCACTTCCAAAATCATATTGCTTAGTTCCTGTGCTAGTTGGTGCAGGTGTTATGTCATAATGTGGGTTATTTGTTGCTGCTGCGCTATTAGTTCCCATATAAAAACCTGCTCCATTTATTGTTGCTCCACCATCACTAGTTATTTCTAATTCTGCAGTAAAACTATCATAACCTAAATTATCTACAGGTTCTGCTGTAACTGTTGGTGGAATTGGCGCTGATGGAGTTGTAAAACTTATAGTAGTTCCTATACCTTCTCCGTGTTGATTAATACCATATGCTGTAACATAATAAAGTGTATTTGCTGACACACCACTAGATATTGTTTTTTGATAAGATCCGCTACTTGTTGTTCCTTCTGCTACTTTTGTATTATTGCTGTAAGTTGCGTCTGTACCCCAATAAAAACCTTTTTCTGTTACAGTTCCATTAGTTACATCTAAACTACCATTCATTGTAAATGATTGATAAGTAACATTTGTCTCACTACTAGTTGTCATTGTAGGTGCTTGTGTAGGGCAAGGTTGATAATTAGACACATAACCATTAGTATCTATTGTACCATAATTACTACCTGGAAAAGCGTGATAGTTTCCTGATCCTGTATAATTAGTTGTTAATGCTGAATCTGTAAATAGCTGTGTTGTGTTTCCTAATAAACCTGTATAATATACTGTTGTATTTAAAGTATATCCACAAGCTGTGCTAGGTGTTGCGCTATTAGATGAAGATATTAATATACTTACTGAACCAACCCCTGATGAAACTACTGCTTCACGTCCATTTAATAATTCTAAAGTTGATTCACCTGTCTGTAAGTTAGTTGTTATACTATTTATTCTATAAGTTAAATCACCTATCTGTAATTCGTCTGCTAAACTATATTCTTGTAAGAAACTTAAAGGTAATCTAGCTTTTATCTTTGTTAACCTTTCGTTAAACCTAAATACGTTAGTTATATATGATTTATAATATTTTTCAAATAAAGTGTCACTAAACGCATCGCTTCCGTTCCATTCGTTTAATTCTTTGTTAAAATGTATAGATTCTGGGTAACCTGACCCTGTACTTAAAACTGTAGGTGTGTTACTCGGTATCCAATATTGATCTACGTTAGGTTCATAATCGTTAATTGTTCCACCATCATAACCATTTATATCTGAAAGTAAATTTATTGAAGGCCCTGTTTGCCCTGTTGTAGAACTATGTATAGGGTAATATATTACTGGTTTACCTAAATATGCTGCTTGTTTATCATCTAGTAAATGCCCTACTTGTAAACCTGTGGTCAGTTTTTCAAACTTCATATGTTGAAAAGGTAGTACTATTTCATATTTTTCATTATTGCTATCTAATGTTCCATCATCATTATAAGTAGCAGCACCCCATTCTTTTTGAAATTGTTCTAAATGGTTTTTAGCAAGTATGTTATTAGTATCTTCATATTTAAATTCTATTTCTCTATATGGTAATGCTTTGTCTACTGTTTTAGTTGTACTATCTACATATTCTGTAATATTTCTTACTGTACCGTCTGTATAATAACTATCTAAAGTTTTAACATATATTTTACCATCTTTTTTATAAGCTGTTAGATTAAACATTTTAAATAATCCTGATAAAAAGTCTATAATTTTAATATCTGGTATGTTTTGTGATATTGAAAAACCTTGTGTTGGTATATCAAAGTTTGCATCTACATCTCCAGTAGCTATACTTGTTGTATCAAAATTGTCAAAATTACCATATAGATCAAAAGAAAAAGTATCTACAGTTTCATTGTTATCAGCTCTAAATATTAATTTATATGTTCCGTTACCTAAACTAAAACTTCTAGTACCGCCTGATTGACCTACAGCATAAGTAAAAGTTGTTACTGTTTGGTTAGTAGACGTATTCCTTAGATCAACATATATGTTACCTGATGATGTAGTATAATTAACTGTTAGCGCAAATTGAAAGTTTTCGTATGATGCTAAATTATATATTACAAATATTCTTTCACCAAGTATTAAATTATTAGGATGTAAATTTGTTGCATTTAAATATGTTTTACCAGTTTGTTTATTAGGTGTGTATGAGGATCCTAAACCTTCTAGTATTTTACCTGCATTTCTTTGACAAAGCATATACAGATTATAAAAACCTCCGTTAGTTTTATTAAAGAAATCAGTACTAAAAGTTATTTTATCAAACTGATCTTCTATTGCTTTAATTATTACATACAGCCTTATACTATAAACTAAATCTTTCCAATAATAGCCAGAGTATTGCGCACTATTAGTTGTACTTAAATTACCACCTGATATATTTACTTCTTCTTTAGTTGCATCATAATACGATGGAGAAGTTACAGGAGATGTTACATTTAAAAAAAAAGCTCTTTGCGAGTTACCTATTAAAGATACTAATGTAGGTGTAGTAAATGTTTCGCTGCCTACTGTAACGTCACCTGAACCAGATATTGATGTTAGTGCTGTTTTAACATCGCTAGATGTATAAGTTAAATCAAAATTATCTAAAAAATCTAAATCCTGTAATTTTAAATCACCTAATACTTCTTTTAAATCTAAATCACCGAAGAAAGTTATTCTATATGTATCTGGTCTACCATTTTTTAAATCTACACCTTCTAATCTTATTTTACCTTTTTGAAATGGTAAACTATTTAATTCTATTTTAGCTTCTTTCTTTTTACGTGCATCAAAAGAATATTCTGATGATTGAATAAAGTTTTCGTAATGTTTAAAGAATTTGTTATTTGTTTTACTAGCAGGTAAACTAAATGTTTTACTAAAGTTTGTAAATATCTTTCCAGGATCTTTTACATCTTGTATAGTTTGTGTTAAAGATATTGTTTCGTCTTTAAATAAATCTAACCTAGTATAATTTACATCAGTAGGTTCTTTAACATATAATTGAATATCATTCATTACCTAATATTACTTATCATATCAAAGGCATACTCTGCAGTAATTGTATATTGTACTACTTTATCGTTTACGCCTGTTTTAAATGTTTGTTGTGTATCGGTTATATTAATTGGTATAGTTTGTTCTGAACCACCTTCTTCTTTTCTTATCCATACTTGCTCACTTACTAATAATTGTTTTATAGCTTCGTTTACATTATCATAGCTCATAGGAGGTGTATTTAATATAAGTGTTTCGTTAGCTAAAGTATTAAACTGTTTTATAGAATGTTTTTGTTTATTATACTCAAAGCTGCTGTTTGCTATGTTTCTTTTAAATGTAGTTTTACTTACATTAATGTTTTCTGTTGTTTTACCATTAAAATAGAAGTCTTGTAATGCTCCATATTTATTTACAAATGTTACTTTATACGCTGTGTGTTTATTACATACCCTATTTATTGTAAATGCAGTAGATATTGTAGTATGTGCTATTGCTGAAGCACTAAATGTATCATATACTATTGCAGTACCATCCCAATAAGGAATTACACCTGCTGTATTGTCTGGGTAATATAGTTGAGTATTGTCTTGTAAGACATCATTTGTTGCTACTGTTTTAGCGCTATTTTGTCCTGTGCCTAAACCTTCCATAAATTCATAATAACCATCTAAACCTATATGATTAATACTTATAGGCGTACCTACTGTAACTGCAGATGTACCTGTATTAATATCATCTATTGTTTCACTTTTAAATGTAAGTGTACCTGTTATTGCTATGCTTTGACTAGTATAAGAATTATTAAATGTTACATCTAAATAATCTCTACATAGATCTGCTATCTCAAATGCTACTGTTCCTGTTTCTTGACCACTAGTTCCAGATAGCACAGTATCTTTACTCATAGAAGATATTTGCGTACCATTTACAGATAATGTTAATGTAGCACTTTTAGCTACGTTAGGACTAACATATGCTTGGCTATGTGTTTCGTAATACGGACTTCTTAATAATATTGCTGCCATTATGTTTTTTTAATTAAATCTGCTTCTATCATACTTTCTATCATTTCAATAATCATATCATCACTAAATATGTCTTGTAGGTCTTGTGGTAATTTTTTAAATTCATTAACAAATGGTATAGTAAAAAAATTGTTTGCCCTTATACCTTTTTCATAAATACTTCTAGCTAATACAAAACCTATTTGTTTATAGTTACCTTTAGTAAATTGTCCTTGTGCATTTCTAAATCTTATGTTTCTAGCTTTTGCCCAATTCTCTAATGCTTCCGAATAAGGCATTTTAGTTTTAAAACTATAAGGGGTATTCTTATTTACTCTGTAATTACTCTTTGTACCCTTTACACCTTTATCAATATAATCACCATAGTCCTCCATAAATAAACCATATGCTAAGCCACTTTTCTTTTCGTATAGTTTTTTATACTGAATACTATTATAAAGTTTTTTAGTGTTATTTATAGGTCGCTTTTTACGTTGTAGCTTAGTACCCTTACTAAGATTCTGTCTAGCTTGTTTTTTAACAGCTTTAAAGAACTCCTCTAGTCTTGCATTAAACTTATCTGAAAATACTAACATATATACTGATCATTAGGTAATTCTATTTCTAAGTCTGCGTTCCATCCTGCTAAGTTATTTTCAAACCTATCTACGAATGGTTCACAAGTTGGATCGTTAGTTAACTTATATCCTGTTGTGTGCAGCTCTCCAAATCTTAATGTTTGTATTAATTTATTTAATACGCCTAACTGTGTGTTTAATATGTCTTGTTCGTCTGTGTTTTTTCTAAACTTATCTGTTTCTTCTTCTTTACTAGTATCTTTAATATCCATAACTAGTATAGTAATATTATATACAAGTGTTTGTTCTGTAGATACTACATTGTTAACTATAAAATGTGCTAATGGAAATATAGTTTGCTTACCTAAGTCTACATCAGATATATCACCTATTGTTACTGTTTTAGTTATATTGTTGTTTAGTAGTGAACTTTCTAGCGCTTCGCTAAGTAAGTAATATGATCTAATGGCTACGTTTGCTGGCATTTCTTTTTAATTCTGCTTGTTCTACTTCGTTTTTCTCTTTAATATATAATAATACATTTAGCGATTTTAATAATCTTTCCTTAGTGATATTTTCGAATTCTGTAACACGTCCTTGAGCGAGTTCGTAAATTGCTGAATACCACCCCCATCTTTTGGAAAACTGTGCTGACCTTCCATAAGGCTGGTCATCTGATCCTCCGTTAAATAATCCATCATATTGCTCGACAACTCGATTCCTAAATTGTAAAAAAAAACCACCGCACTAAAAACTACATCTAAAGGCATATCTTTCATTACATCGGTTTCTTTAGCATCATATTCTACAATATCATACTTGTCTTTATACTTTTGTTTTATTGGTCTATATAATACACACATAGCTTTGTGCATCTCATCCCAGTTCTGCATAAAGTTTTCTATATCTATATACTCACCTAATGATATATCTTCTAGTATTGGTATAAAACCATATTCCTGGTTGTTTAGTGTGAATCTGTTTATTAGTTCTGGCTTTATCTCTAGTAAATCATTTAGTATCTTAATTATCTCATTCATATCTGTAATCTTTATTTTGAATGTATCTTTAAGATCTATACCACAAAATATCTCTATCATCTTCTGTGCTACAAACGTACCATCACCATTATCTTTTTGTACCTTAATAAACTTTTGATATTGACCTAGTGTCAGTTCATTTAATTCTGTTGGTACATTAATAGAAAGTTTCATAATAATATAATAACAAATTTAAGTTTTTTTCATAAAAAAAGGGAGCCATCTACAAACTCCCTATAACCAATTAATATGAAAAATACTCTGAAAAAGAAAAATTATGTAGATGTAAGTTGTTCTTTTATTATTTTAAAATTTATATTGTCTTTGTGTAATTCAAAGTGATCGTGTTTTATTGGATCTCTAAATGCGTCTTGTACAAATAAATCTTCTAGCTGTGATATATCTAGTGTTTTCAAGAAGTCTAAATCATAATGACCGAATACTTGGTTAAGTGCAATCATTGTATCTCTATATGATTTTGTCTCCATTATAGATTCATTATAAAGTTCTCAAATAACAAGAATAATACTACAGCTATAAATATAACTGCTATATATGATATGTTTAATAATGTCTGTTTCATACCACTAAGTTAATAACTATATTTTAATTATCAAAATTATTTAATAACTTTTTTTTATTTATATTTGGTTTATGAAAATTACTAAAACAAGACTTACAACTAACGAAGCTAGAGATTCATTCTTGCTATTATGGTTTGAAAGTAGTAGGTTAAAGTCTAAGATATTTACAAGTGAGCGTGAAGCACTGGATTATCAAAGTATGTTAATTAGTTCTAACGAATAGCATATTTACCATAGTTAGGTTTGCTCATTAGACTATAGGTAGCATACCTAGTAGCATCAGGTAAATGGTCTGCACCTTCATTGGGTATATTAGTTAATCTATTAGCTTTATCTTTCTTCCATCTATAATCTCTAAACTCTCTTATAGCATTTACAGATGTTTCTGTTATATGTAGTTTGTATCGCTTTAACAGATCTATACCAGCCATTATACTATTCTGTCCTTTAACACTTGGTCTTATATTGTTTCCCATTCTTTTAAGCTCGTCTATTAAACGAACTTCTGCTGAATCACCAAAACATAGCTTATTGTCTTTATTATGCTCTAGAAAGAATCTATGTATGTCTGCGGTAGTCATCATAGTTCTATAAAGTAGTTCATTAATATATAAGCTGTGATCTTTCTGATATACTTCTACTGCAGCTGTAGGATCATTAGTATAACCAAAGTCCATACCTATAGATAGGAACTTAGCATCCTCTGGTATTTTATTTATTGTAGTAAAGCTAAATATTTGTGTTCTGGATAACGCTCTTTCACCCAGTCCAAATACTTGCCAATATTCTTCATCTGTTTCTTTTAGTCTTTCTAATTCGTGTACAAGTGTTTTATCTATAAATGGATTGTCTTTATATGTAGTCTTAAAAAACACAGCATCATCTCTAGTTTCTACTTTATCATATATCCAGTGATTTGCTTCACTAGGGTTATAATCTATTATGATCTGACCTTCTGTTCTAAATATTAATTGTTGCCAGCTATCCCAGTCTATTTCATTACACTCATTAACAAATAATAAGTTTCTCTTTCTACCACGTATTTTAGCAGGCTGATCTAGTGATATAAACTCTATAGTATTGCTGTTTAAATAGTATTCGCTATTACTCTTATTATGATTCTTTTCGCTATATAAATCATACTCTTTTAGTATATCTAAAAAGTCACGCATAACAGTTCCACGTAAACTAGGGAATGTTTTACGACATATAGTTATTATATTATTCTTGTTCTGAAAGCAGTAGTCAAATATAATCCAGATAAGTATATTAAAAGTTTTTCCGCTTCGGCTTCCCCCTCTTTCTATTAGTATCTTATTGTCAGATCTATAAAAGTTATAAGCGTGATTAAATACAACATTAGTCTGTACTTGGTTCATTATCTTTTACGACTACTTCAAATAAAGGTGTTTCTTGGTTTAGGGTTATGTCTTGTGTTTCTCTAGGTTTACCATAATAGTAATTAGCAAATAGTTGTGCAAACTTATAATCACCCTTCTTTAAACCATCGTGTAATACTTGGATAAATAAATCTTCCATAGGTGATAGCTTATCTAATAACTGTAATTCATCAGCTTTAGACTTTCTACCAGAACCTTCTCTTTTACCACCCCAACTCATAGTTATCTTTTTTTACCTTGACCTCTATATTTCTTTTTCCAACCTGGTTGATTCTTACTTGCATTCTTACTATGTACTCCTGGTCTTTTCTTTTTAGGACGCTCTATGTAAGTACTTATTATCTTTCTTGCCAACTTGAAAAAACTTGATTAATCAATAATATAATACTTTTTTTACACTTTTTTTAGTACTCCCATTCACTTTCATCTAAAAACACTTCATCTTTTATCATAGCATCTATCTGTGCTGCTATCTTTACTAAAGTATCTTCTGGTAAGTATTTTAGTTTAGATTTAATAAATGCACTCGTATTCGCTCTGTTTTTAAAGTCTGGTTTAGCAAATAGATTATCGAACCATTCTTGCATTCTTCTATTGTTATGTTCGTATACTTCAAACATCTTTATAGCGTGGCATAGTGTCGCACTATCCATATCGAATCCTAAATTGTTAAATATTATAATTATATCTCTATTACGTAGTTTGTAATAGTTTTTTAATATATGTACGAAGAATGATCTAGCTTCTACGTATTCTGTTTGTCTTTTCTTTTCTAAAAAGTTAATACCTGTAATCTTCTTAACTTCTTTTGCAATTTTGTATGTTTCTGTCATAGTCTACTAAATTATTAATATTTTTTAATATATCAAAGGTTTATTTCTATATAATAGTCGTCTAGTTCTGGTTCGTCTTGCTCAAAGTGTTGTGCATAAACATTAAGTGCATATGCTACTTTATCTCTACCACTTTGTATAAACTCTTTACTTACAGGTTTACTTATACCTATATCTCTAGAACCTTTATCCATTACTATAAATCTAAAGTTAGGTGTATTAAATATCTCTGTATATAGATATGCTTGTACGTCATAGTGAAAGTTGTATGCACTATGTTCAAAACCTTTTATATTACTTGTTGTTTTAAGATCGCACACATAGTCTTTAGCAAGTACATCTGCTTTTGCTCTAAATGGTTGACCTTGTACTATTGCTACACCTGGATATTCAGTTTTACAACCTTTAATCATTTGCATAGCAGGTTCATTACGATAAAAAGCATCTGCAAGTCTTTGTGCATCATCTTTTTCTTTCATAGTAAATACTTCACCGTGCTGTTCTTTAGCAAGTTTATATTTGTTAGTGTTTTTGCTTTGTACATCTACAAATATCTGTGATTCGAATACCTCTGGTTCTAATATACAAGTATGAAACAGCCACCCATCTCTTAGTGCTTGGCTTTTAGGTGAACCATACTTCATTACATTATAGTATGTTTTAGGTGATTCTAATAATAGTTTTATACTTGAGCTGCTAAATGCAAACTTATTCATAAATCCATAATAAAAATCATCATCTAGCATTTTAGATAATAGTTCTGTTTTATCGTAGTATTTTCCGTCTAATAGTTTTATTTGATTTTCTAACATATCTAGTATTATTAAGTCCAAAGTTGTTTTTGTGATGTATGGTTGTTAAATCTTTTCATAGTTGCTTCATAGTATTCTTTGTCTATCTCATAAGCATCTAAATCATATCCTAAATTATGACAAGCTATTGCAATACTACCTGAACCTAAATGAGTGTCTAATATCTTATCACCCTCTTTAGCATAGTTCATAAGTAGCCATTCATAAAGTTTTATAGGTTTTTGTGTTGGATGTATTTTACCATTTTCTAATTTTCTGTCTTGTATTACTTGATGAATTGAATATCTGAATACTTTTGCAGGTTTTTTTAATCCCATACTTACAAAAGCATATTCAGCACTTGCAAAATTGTCAACTGTTTGTTTTTTATCCCATATACAAAAATATTCTGATGTAGGTAAATTAAAATTATTAGCACCCCATATTATTTGATTTTTTGATATTCTAAATAATTCATTAAAATATTCTTGAGTAGGTTTTATATCCCATTTGTTAATCTTTGCAGTCTTATCTATCCTATTTACACTTTCTATTCTACTTCCAAATCTTGCTATCCCATAAGGTGGATCAACAATAGCTAAATCATATTGTTTGTCTGCCATATCTTTCATAGCTTCCATACAGTCTTTGTTGTATAGGTTAATCATTATTTAATTAAAAATTCTTGTAATGCCGCTAGTAATCTCCAAGCCGCTTTAGCTAAATGTAACATACCATCATCATCATAAGGGTTTACACTATGGTCTATTATATGTCTTACTGCTGCATCTAAATGATCTTTGCTTTTACTTTTATCCCAATGTAATGGTTTATTATTGTGATGTTGTTTGTTACCTATCCAACTTACTTTACTTATTTCTAGTAATGCTGTAGGAAAATATTTTAGTACTCCAGTAAATACTGGCATTTGTTTTCGCTTGTCGTGTTTGTTCATAATATTTCTTCTGTTAATCTATACATTAATACAATCTCTATATCAGTACCATCTAGTTTATATATTTTATTTTCCATTGTTAAACGAAATATAAAACTAAACAAATCTACTTCTATTACACTACCAAGTTCTGGCACTGTATCAAAGTCTAACCACATAACATTTATAGTATCTAGTAATTTATCTTGTACATCATCTGATGGTTGTGTACCTATTATTTCAGTCGAAATTTTGATCTTCATATAATTTAAGTTGTTTAATTGCTTTGCTCTTTTCGTCTAACGCTGCATCTCTTTGTATTTTATATTGCATTACAGCTTTTAGTGCTAAATCTCTATCACGTTTTAATTCTATAATATGCCATTGTATATCTAAAAAAGATTCTATTACTGTTTTAAGTTCTTTATTATTGTTTGCTTTTTTATTCCATTTGTTAAGCATCTCTAATATTATAGTAATATTATGATCGCATTCAAACTCTTTTATTGCGTCTAGCTTTTTATAAGCATCTATTAAATCCTGATTCATTGTTTATATAACTTGCTTGTGATTCTTCTAATAAATATACGTCTTTTTGTTTTTTTGTTTTAGTCCATAATGTTGTATCTGGACAATTTAATTGTTCTAACTCTGGTAGCTGTAATTTATCTAACCAAAATATATACATACCCTTCGGATCAAATACTAAATATAATTTCGTAAGCTCTTTATCCATCTCCATTAATTTATCATATTTAAACTTTTCCAATAATTTTGTTTCATAATATTTATCCCTAAACTTCATTTCAATCACACACTCTTTATTTTTTCTTGTATATCCCCTTGCGTCATAATGTTTAAACTCGCCACCGCTCCAAGTCAAATTCCAGTTATCTAGATTTAATATATTCACTACTGTTTGTTCCCATTTATGTACTTGTTGTATATCCATTTTTATAAATAACATTTAGCTCATCTACAAACTCCTGTATTCTACCTATAATATGTTCACCCCTACAAGTGCATAAACTTTCGTATGGATGATTAAAATACTTAGCGTGTAGTGTTTCGATTAATTTAAGTTCGTTTTTTGCTATTGTGTTATTTTTAACGCCTTTAAATTTTGTCCATTGATCGTAATCAACTTTTATCATTTGTACTTTATCTGTCATCTTTTAATTTGTATTTTATTCCAATCGTCTTTTCTTTTATCACAGCCGCAATCTTTATAGCCAAATAGTTTTGCTATACTTGTAGCTATTCTTTTACCATAACCAAATGTGATTATGTTAATTATTTTTTCAGCTAGATCCCCTAGTCCAATCGAATTTCTCATACTGTTTTTTTATAAAATCTTTTACTTTTAAATATGTGTTTCTTAAAGATACATAACTTATATTAGTTTCTCTTTGTAACTCTGATATTTTCTTACCACTTGATAGTAATTCAAATATTGTTATATCATACCAGGTAAGTTTTTGTCTATACTCATCTGTAAATTCTTCTAACTTATTAAACAACATATCTTCATCTATTGTACTTTTAATACCATACTTTGCAAGTGCAGCACTAAGATCAAAGTTTTCACTATCACTAGTAACTATTAAGTCTTTACGTTTATTGTTGTGTTGTTTTAATCTAAGACAAGAATGAAAGATTATTTTATAGCAGTAGAAATAATTTATATCATTATCACCATAACTTAAATCTTTACCTTTTTTAGTAAGATCATCTATCTTTAAGTATAGCTCTGAAACAATATCTTTGCAGTCGTCATCACCGCAGTTAAAAGATTTACATATCCTTAACCAATCTTTATGTTTCCTATATGCTATTTCAAGAATCACCGTTTGTTACTAAATGTAATAAATTTTTATTATTTATACTAAACCCTACATTGTTTGCTATAGATCTAAACTCTATAGGATTGTCCATAGGTGTAGGTCTACCACCACTATCTATCTCTTTTATTTTAATTACAGCTAAATACGTATTAGTCCATAACTCTGGATGATTTGTGTATCTGTGTAAGATTAAAAAATTATCGCTCTTATTTAAGAACTTTCCCCCACCTTCAGCTGATCCTGCACTAGGAGGTTGTATGTATCCTTCAAACTTATGTCCTCCTGGATGTTTGTGTCTTAATGCTTCTGTTACTGCGTGTGTTATTAAAAATAATGAACATTTGTTTTTTCTAGTAAATAACCTATAGTCACCCATTATAGCATAGTCGTATTCGTGTCCACCGTATACTTTCATAAGTTCTTTATCTCTTACTAGTGAATTATATGGATCTATAACTAAGCCGTGATAATCAAATGTTTTTTTTATTTCTTCTGCATTTTTTAATAATTCGCTAGATGTATATACTTGATCTATATTAATATATCTAAAGTGTTCGTGTATCCATTTAATTTTTTCTTTCCATACTTTATCTGGTATTTTATTAAATGGTAACCCTACTAAAAATTCACATAGCTTTTTACTTATACTGCTAGGTTCATTCTCTGAACTATATATTAAGTATTTTAAATTATACTTAACAGCGTATAATAAAAGTAAATAAAGTAGTGTTGTAGTTTTTCCTGTTGATGCGTGTCCAAGTACTACATTAAAAGATGAGAATTTAAATCTCCAGTACTCGTCTATCTCTGGTACCCCAAGTCGTAGACCTTCCTTAACTTTACCGTTACGAATATCATTTAGCCTATCGACTTGCGACCTTAGAGATACTGTATTAGAATGGCAATCCGTCATCTTCATTCTGATTAGTAGTAACTTGTACTGACGGTTTTACAGCAACATCGTCACGATCTGGACTATGTTGTTTGCTTGTTACTTCTTTATAGTTATTATCTTCTAATTTACTAAAAGGTTTACCAGTTCTTTTAGAAATCATACTTACATATTTAAGATAACCTTCGTTTTCTTTTATATGCTGTAGTACTGCAGGATCTTCTAACATTTTCTTAAACTTTTCTACGTTTAAGCTACACTTACATACAACATATTTATTATTAACTTCATAAGTATATAAGCCACTTACAAATATTGTATCGTTTTCAAATTCAGGCATTGTTTTGTGGTTTAGATGTTAATAAATTATAATAAGCTATTGTTACTTGTCCTATAGAACTTAGTAATTGGCTTTGCGCTTCAGCTTGTAATCTTGCAGTAGCTTGTTCAAGAGTTTCATCTTCTTGTTGGTTTGCTGGTTTAGCTTTTATTTTTGCTATATTCTGCCAAGCATCGCTAGTAACAGTTTCATAACCTAACTTAGCTGCTACTGATAATGCTATACTTTGTTGCTGTGTTAAAGATTCTGTAGCTGTACTATTTGTTGTAGTTTGATTATTTTCTACTTTTTTCATTTGTTTACCGTATTGAATTATTTTTTTTTGTTTTTCATTATATTTTTCGTTTAAAAGATACGTAACATTATCACCTTTCGCAAATGGATAATTTTTATTTGCTGGATAATTAAATATTGGCATATCGCCATTTTTAAGAGAAACTCTATGTTCTTTCATTAGTGTTTCATCTTTACCTTCCCAAGTTTTACCTTCTTCTATAAAAGTAATAGTACTTGCTTTGTTTTCATTTACTGCTAAACTCATTGTGTGTTTGTTAAATTAAATTTATCTGCATATGCTAAAAGTTCTTCTAGCTTTTTTGTTTTTTGTTTTTCCTTAGATAACTCTTTTTCTAGAGATTCTATTCTTAGTCTTTGCCATTTTAACTGGTCATTCACAAAGCCATTAGCTTGTGTTTGTATTAAATCGAAGTCGTTTTGTGTGTACATAACTTTATAATTGTTTCTTCAAAGTTATCAAATTTTTTTTATAAAACAAATATTTTTCTTCTAATTCGTGATTTTCTACTTTAGTTGTTTGTTTAGATAGGCTAACTAACTTATCTGCAGTACCTTTACCATAAAGCATATTTATAGCTTTACCGTATTCATATTGTAATCCATTTAAAAATCTGTTGCAATATTTACACTGGGGATGTACGTTTAGTTCATCGAACCGAACAATAAGATGCCTACGACTAACAAAGTGACCAGCATCAATATCTTTATAATGATAAGTTTTTCCACACGTTATACATTTACAATTACCTGAATGATCTGCGTGTTTTAATCTTATATATTCACTAAACAACCTATCAATTTTTTTAATTAATTTTTGTCGCATTATATAAATATATAAAAAACTATACTATATTGTATTGTATTATATAGTATAATATTATATAGTACAATACTATATTGTATTACAACTTTTGTATTTTTTCGAAAGATCTGCCACCAAAATAAGCTCCTATAATAAGTAATAAGATTTGGTTAATAGCACCTAGTTCATATTTAAAAAAGAAACCTGCAGTATACACTAATGTAAAGAATACTAAGGTTAATGGTCTAACGTTTTTACTAAGCCACGAATCTGATAAAGCATCAGCTTCCCATCTACGAGTAACCGATTCCATCTCTTGTAACTCAATATCAAGCATTTTAAGAGCAGTTTCTTTATCTGGTTGAGGTAGGCTATCATCTTTAATAATTAAGTTCTTTAAAACGCCTAAAACACCCTTATCAGGAATCGTCTCTGCTAGGCTTTGGAATACTCCTGACTTCCCCAGTAGAAACTGACCTAGTTTTGTTTCCTTGAACTTTTTTCTTTTTTTGCTCATTGTTTACTTTTTTAGGTTCTTTATAAACTATTAAACCTTGGTCCTTAGTATTTCTATATACTTGACCTCTATTTAAACCTTCTACATAACTACAATGTACCCAGTTAGGACTATCGTCACCAAACTCCCATATTAATACATCAAACTTTAAATTATCTTTTATAAAGTTAAATATATCTTTATTAGATACATCAGTACCATCGTTGTCTATATCTATTGCTTGTCCTGTAATGTGTTTGCTATGCGATGTTCCACCTACTAAACCATTTAATCTTTTACACCTATACATACTAGATACATATATTGGTTTTTTAAAGTGGTCTCTTATGGGTTGAAATATTTTTTCAGCAGTTAGTTTTAAGTTATCTATTTCTATACCGCTAGGTGTGTTATCTATGTGTCTGCGTTTCGCAGTTTCAGATCTACACGCTTCTGCTAATGTTAAATTTTGTGAAAGTTTCATCCTATATAGTTTTTAACGTACCACTTAAAAAATTGCGTTGCCCAAAATAATGTTAAAAATACCCATACTATTGAGTAAATCATATAAGGTACTTGCACCCAAAATGCATCTTTAATACCTTCCCAAATTTTATTTAAAAAGTTTTTCATAATACTATTTTTTTATAAAGTTATTATTTTTTTAATAACTGCGATATTTTAATCACAGTATAAACCAACGTTGCTATTATTAGAAGTCCTTGTAATACTTCATTTATTTCTGCTATTGTTATTATATACACACTAATTCCTAATATTGTTGGTTCAAATCCATTCATTTTAATTTATTTTAAATGCCATATATATATAAGTTGCTCCACTTGTGTTGACTGATGAATGTGTTGATGCTGGTTGAAAACCTGTAGTTAAAAAATTAATTTTAGCACTTGCATCATTAACTGCTTCAGCCTCACTTGAGTTTGGTTTCAATATATTGTTATTTGGTGTGCTTGAATCTCTAACACTATCCCAAATTCTCCAATCACCTGTTGAGTCAGTTCTTTTAATCATTATCCAATCTGGAGCAAAATTTAAAGTAACAGTTGGACCTGTTGCATTTCCATTACCAGTATAACTTCCAATCTTGCTATATCCAGCTATTGATGTAAAGAAATAAGCTATATGAGTATCTCCAGCTCCATTTTGGTCACCACCACTATTTAAATTTATTACTGTACTATCCCAAGACATTTGAGGATAAGCAGTAAATGCGCTAGTAAGATTTAAGTAACTATAACTAAAAGTACCTGTAGCATCTGAAAATACAACCCAAGCACTTGCATCGTTTGTATGTTTAATAACAACAAAATCTGGCTTTTGACCTAATCCGTGTGGTATTTTTTGTGTGCTTCCATTCCCTTCATATTTAACTATACTAAATCCTGCATTAGCATTTGCACTAATTATAGTTTCTTTTGGCGCTCCTAAAGTTAAATCATCATTGTCAGATACTGTTTCTGCATATAAAGCTGCAACACCTATATCAGATACTGCACCATTATATATTCTTAATTGGTCTAACATACCATCAAGTTCACCGTGAGTTGTACTACTAAAATATAAAGCACCTAAAGTAGCTACTGCAGAAGAACTTATTTGCATATCAGCAGATGGTGTTGCAGAATTTTCTAAAACACCATTAATATATAATTTGATAACACCACTTTCTCTAACACAGACTATATGATACCAAGTATCTAAACTTATAGTTGAAGTTGATTCTATATAAGTGCTTGAATGTGTAAATCTTATTTTGCTGCCTGTAGACCTATAATCTATTATCATTGCAGCGTAATTAGGCGAATAGGCATTATAATTACCTATGTATAAAAAAGTATTATCACCACCCACTACAGAATCTACATTTGCCCATAATGAAATAGTAAAATCAACACTTCTACTGTTTAAGTTACTTACCCAATTTGATATTGTTAAACCTGTATTTATATAACTTGAACTTCCATTAAAATCAGCTGCTTTATTAAATTTACCAGTAACATAAGATACATTAGAAGCAGTCCCATTATAGTCACCAGTTACATCATTCGCATTGTCCTCAAATTTATATACTGCTTTTGCTGGTCCTCCAAAAAGTGTCGGCTCATTATCATCAGCTTTCCACGCCCAAGCAACATAAGGACCTCTTGTTGAATCATTAACAATACCACCCCCATCTGTACCTAAAGTAAATCCATCATCATCAAAAGAAGTAAAACCAGTAGAACGAGTTGCTTCTGCTGCTGTTGTGTTTGATGATAAATCTTTGGTTGCCCCTCTTATTGAATCGTTTAATATATGCTGTTCAGCATTTCCTCTATCTTTTATCCAAACTAAATTAGGCTTAAATCCTAATCCTGTAATACTATTTGTTGCACTTGTACCTGTATAAGCTACTGTACTAAAACTTTTTGCTACTGTTGGTGCTTCTGTGTCAGGATCTGCAGCAAATGCCATATAGATATATGTTTGGGTATTTTTATTAGTATTTATTCCTCCCCCTGTTTCTAACAGTTCAAATCCATTGCTTAAAAAATTAACTTGATGCAATGAATCGCCACCTAATAAACCTGAATCATTTTCAACAACATTTGAATTTGCAGCTAATTTTTTTGTTCTTGGATTTATGCTGCTTCTTCTGTTGTCATACATAACCCATTGCCCTCCAGCAGTACTTGTACATTTTACCATTAAAAACGCAGGTTCAAATCCTGTTTCTACATAGTTACCTGTTGCATCAGTACCTGTGTATGAGCCAATCTTTGAAAACCCTTCGACTGAATGGAAACAATACATTACCATTAAATCATTATTTTCATTAACATTAATAGCGCTACCGATTGAAACAACTGTACTTGTTGGTGCAGTGTCATTCCAACGAGTAGAACTTGTTGTTGCTGCAATTGTATCGTTTAATTCTAAATATTTTGTCCACCCTATGCTTGTACTTCCAACATTCCAGTCCCTAGCTGCTGATAAATTTTTGACAATAACTAATTCAGGAGCCGTATTTAATGAATGTCCTACGCTTTGTGAAGAACTCCCATTTCCTGTATAACTAACTATTGAAAAACCAGCATCTGTATTTGCTTGGACTGTACTTGTAATTGTCCCATCAGTATTGCTGCTTGTAGTTCCTCCGTTTACTTTAAATGCCCAAGCTACATAATCTTCTCCATTTGTATTTGCTCTTATATCATCACCTACTGTAAAGCCTCCTGTATCAAAAGATAATAATCCATCTGAATCTGTTGTTTGATTAACTGATGAACTTGAGCCAATTACTTTAGTAGCACCTCTACTTGTATCAAACCATCTATGATGGTCAGGTTGGTCTCTATTTTTTATCCAAACTAAATCAGGGGTAAAATTCAGACCATACTCATAAGTAACATTACTTGTAGTACCATCATAATTTCTTGTATCATCATTTGCATTTCCTTCAAATCTATAAGAAGCTACAAGTGAGTTTTCATTATACAATGTAGTTACTTCACTTGCTGATAATGCTTTGTTGAATATTCTTACTTGGTCTATTTCTCCATCAAAAAAACTACTTCTTGCTGATGCAGTATCTGTCCATCTTGCACCTATTGTATCAGCTTTATTGTTGTCAGATAATGACCTTAATGTAACAGAAGTTGTAGAAACACCATCAATATATATAGTTGCTGCATTAGAAGAAACAGAAATTGCTAAATGATGCCAAGAACCATCTAATGCTGCAGATATTGAACCACTTTCTGCCCAACTACCATTGTAACTTTTTACAATTGCTCCTTGTATTAATAGTTTTTCATTATTAGATGTAAAACCAGTCGAATAAATAGTGTTAGATGTATCAGTTCCTTTTACCCATAAAGAAAGAGAAAAAGTACTATCAGAACCATCTATAAAATTATTAACTTCTACATAACTACTACTTCCATTAAAACTTGCTGCTTGTCCATATCTTCCTGCTGCATATTGTATTTGTGTCCCAGTTCCATCATAGTTGCCACTTTCATCATCTTCATTGTTTTCAAATCTATAAGTAGCAATACAAGAACTATCTCCAAGTACTTGTAGTGTGTCTGTTGTATCTTCTGATAATGGGTCTAATGATTCTACTGTAGAAGCTGTTTCTGCATATAGTGTTGAAACTTCTGATGA